ACTGAAATGGAATTTACTTTCTGGAATGGTTCGACAATCAAATTTCAATATTGCGACAAAGAATCAGATACAGATGCATTGCAGGGTTCGGAGTATGATGTGATATTCATTGATGAAGCTACACAGCTCTTAGAATCACAAATGAAGGACATAGTAGCCTGTTGCAGAGGTGTAAACAACTTTCCAAAAAGAATTTATTACACTTGCAATCCCGGAGGCAGAGGACATGCATACATTAAGCGCATATTCATCACGAAAAGTTACAATCCAGGTGAAAATCCCAATGATTATGAATTTATTCAGGCAGGGGTCAAAGATAACAAAGTACTTATGAAATATCAGCCCGACTACATAGCACAGCTCGAAGCGTTACCACCTGCAAGAAGAAAGGCTTGGCTTGAAGGTTCGTGGGACGTGTTCGAGGGACAGGTGTTTGAGGAGTTCAAGGATAATCCTGAAGGATATGAGAGCAGACAGTGGACTCACGTCATTAAGCCGTTTACACCGCCAAAGAGCTGGAAGATATACAGAAGTTATGACTTTGGATATGCAAAGCCTTTTAGCTGTGGTTGGTGGGCAGTGGACCATAACGGATGTATGTACAGAATACTTGAATATTATGGTTGTAGAAAAGGCGAGGAAAATGTGGGATTGAAGATTACGGCAGACCAACAGTTCAGGGAGATAGCAAGAATGGAGGATGAACATCCGTGGCTTAAGGGAAAGAAGATTGAAGGTGTGGCCGACCCTGCAATATGGGACACGTCAAGAGGAGAGAGCGTGGCAGAAACAGCAGAAAAATACAGGATATTCTTTGAGCGTGGCGATAATAAGCGAATAGCCGGATGGATGCAGTTACATTACAGACTACAGTTTGATGAAAACGGCTACCCAATGATGTATGTATTTGAGAATTGCAGGGATTTCATAAGAACAATTCCAAGTCTTGAATTTTCGACTACAAATCCAGAGGATGTTAACTCGGATATGGAAGACCACATAGCAGATGAGACAAGATATATGTGCATGATGCGCCCTATGTCACCAATAGAACCGGTAGCAAAGGAGATTCATCTTGAAGACCCATTGAATCAGTTTAAGCAAGGAGTATAAGAATGTTTGACAAGTTTAAAGCAAAAAGAATGTTAAGAAAGGCAGAAAAGCAGATGAAGGAAAGAGATTATGCGTCAGAAGACAGCTATACACCATCTTCCGATATGGTGCAGAGCGATAGAAGAACAGCAGATGCAGCAGTTAAGCCAATAGGCGAAAAGGAAATCATTGAAGCAACATCAATTATGTTGAAGTACAAGGAAGGTAAGGCAAACACAGAAAGAAGAATCATTGAAAACGAACAGTGGTGGAAGAGAAGACACTGGGATTACATCAGAACATCACAGCAGAAGGATGAGGTTGAGCCTACATCAGCGTGGCTGTTTAATTGTCTGATGTCAAAATATGCTGACTATATGGACGCATATCCCGAACCTAATGTTTTACCAAGGGAAGAAGGGGATAAGGCAGAAGCCAAGATGTTATCATCAATCATTCCTGTAATATTGGAACAGAACGGATTCTACAAGGTGTATTCAAAGAAAGCGTGGAACATATTAAAGGCAGGTTCGGCAATCTATGGCATATTTTGGGATGGAAGCAAGCTTAACGGACTGGGTGACATATCAATCAAGAATGTTGACTTCCTGAATTTGTTTTGGGAGCCGGGAATTACGGACATTCAGGATAGCGAGAATGTATTCCACACCAATCTTGTGTCTAATACAAAGCTTGTACAGATGTACCCACAGCTTGAAGGAAAACTTGGAGGTGGAGCTATAGCAAAGGCTGAATACTTTTATGAGGACAATGTTGACACCACGGACAAGAGCATGGTGGTTGAATGGTATTACAAGAAGTATCAGAACGGTAAACAGGTTCTCCACTACGTTAAGTATGTTAATGATGTTGTGATTTATGCATCTGAAAATGACACTGAAAGACCAACAGAGGAAGTGGAGCAGGAAGTAATTGACAAAAACACAGGAGAAACAATGGTAAATCCCGATACAGGAGAACCGGTATATGAAAAGGTGCAGCAGGAAACAGGAGAAGAAAGCATTGCTGAACGTGGATGGTATGACCACGGACAGTACCCATTTGTTGTCGAGACAATGTTCCCGGTGGAAGGTTCACTTTGTGGATTCTCATACATAGACATCTGCAAGGAACCACAGAAGTACATTGACCTTTTAGATCAGGCAGTATTAAAAAATGCATTGATGAATACAATCCCAAGATATTTAGTGGGGCAAAATTGCGGAATTAATGAAGATGAATTACTTGATTGGCGAAAACCTACGGTGCACGTAACAGGAAGCCTTGAAGAATTGAGATTGCAGAAATTAACACCACCGGATATGAATGGTTCGGCAATAACAAAGGTTAATGACAAGATAAATGAAATGAAGGAGACAACAGGCAACACGGACGTGGCACGAGGTAACATTGGCGGTGGAATAACATCAGGTTCAGCCATTAGTGCCTTACAGGAAAGTGCCGGTAAGACATCAAGAAGTCAGAATAAGATGTCATATGACGCTTATGGTGATGTAATCACTATGGTAATAGAGCTTATAAGACAGTTCTATGATGCACCCAGACAGTTCAGAATTATGGGAAAGAAAGGCTATGAATACGTTACATACAGTAACGAGAACATTAAGGCACAGGAACAGGAAAGGGACTTTGATTTGGATGTTGGATATAGATTACCTGTATTTGATGTGGAGGTATCAGCACAGAAAGCAAATCCTTATTCCAAGAACAGTCAGAATGAATTGGCATTACAGCTTTATGGAGCTAACTTCTTTAATCCTGAAAATGGAGATGTGGCACTTGCAGCTCTCGACATAATGGATTTTGCCCATAAGGAAGATGTCATTGCAAAGATTCAGACCAACGCTACTTTGTACAGAGAAAACAATGAATTAAAGCAGCAGATGATACAGCTTGCTTCCACTCTTGATCAGGAACACGGAACAAACATGGCTGAAGAGTTGGCACAGTCGTTTGACCAGAATCAGATGGGAACAGGAGAACCGGTACCGGATGTTAACCTATCGAAAGATAGTGAACACCCATTTAACGAAAGGGCAAGAGAGAACGCTAACGCAGCCACTCAGGTAAACGAATGATAAAAATAACATTAACAAAGAATAGCCTGTACATTACAGGGCACGCCCAATATGCTCCGTTAGGAAAGGACATAGTATGTGCAGCAGTTAGCATATTGGCATTTACATTTATGAATACATATCAGGTTCAGGTAAACAAATGCGAAAATAACATCATTGATTTAAGCTTTGATGAAGATGTTGACACGAAATTCATAAGAACAGGATTTAAGCTCATAGAAGAGGAATATCCAAATAATGTAAGAGTGCTTGAGGGGGGATAGAATTCCCCCCTTTTAGTAATTTATCATAAATAACATAAGGGTCGCACCCTCAAACAGCAGAAAGGAGACAGAAATGTCAAAATATAAGTTATACCTACAGTATTTTGCGGAAGGCGCAACCGCAGGAGGAGAAGGTGATTCGGGCGAAGGAACTGTGGACGCCGCACAGGTAGTATATGGCAAACAGGAATCCGAAGAATCAGTAAATGATGAAGAATCAGAAGCAGTGGAAGACACAGAGGAAAAGGATGAAGGACCATCATTTGAAGAACTGATTAAGGGAAAGTACAAGAATGACTTTGACGACAGAGTACAGAACATAGTTCAAAATCGTGTTAAGAACATCAAGACATATGAAGAGCAGATGCAGGAATTAAGTCCGGCACTTGAAGTGCTTGCTGAAAAATATGGAGTTGATGATCCGGGCGACATTAAATCGTTGGTTGACGCAATAACCAATGATGATGAACTGTACGAAGAGGAAGCAGAGGAACGTGGAATTGATGTGGAAACGTTAAAGCACATCAAACACATTGAAAGACAGAATCAGGCTTTCACCGAAGAAATGGCACAGAGAGAAAGAGATGCACAGAATGCAGAGGCTTGGCAGAACATTCTTAGTCAGGAAGCAGAAGTGCAGAAGATTTACCCGGGATTTAGCCTTGAAAGTGAAATGCAGAATGATGATTTTGCAAGACTTATAGCTTGTGATGTGCCGGTTAAGACGGCATTTGAGGTAATTCACTCTAATGAAATTCAGGCGGTTGCTGCAAAAGTTGTGGCAGACAACACAGCCAAGAAGATTGCCAATTCCGTAAAGGCAAATCAGAAGAGAACCGGTGAAGGACAGGGCAATAGTCAGGCGGTCATAGTCAAAAAGGATCCTAAGTCATTAACAGATGAAGACAGAGACAGAATATATGAAAAGGTTATGGCAGGAGAGAAGATTGCTTTTTAACTCCTGCATTAAGGAGAAAAGAATGAAGACAAAATTAGATTTACAGTATTTTGCTGATTTAAACACTAACATCACAAGTGACAGTGGAATGTCAGCAGAACAGAAAGAGTATTATGACGGAGAATTACTCCGCAGAGCAAAACCAAATCTTGTACATGCACAGTTTGGCAAGAAAGCACCCCTCCCACAGGGAAATGGTAAAAATGTAAGATGGAGAAGAATGAAGTCATATGGACCTGCATTAACTCCATTACAGGAAGGAATCACACCTAAAGGCAAGAAGGCAGTATTTGAAAGCATTGAAGTAACAGCAGAACAGTATGGTGATTACACAGCAGTATCAGACAGATTAAAAATGGAATCCACAGATCCAATTATTCTCGAACTTACAAGAGAACATGGCATTCAGTCTGCAGAAACAATTGACACTGTAACAAGAAATGAATTGCAGACAGGAACATCCGTAATCTTTGCACCAAAATCAACAGGTGCGGTTGTATCAACCAGAGCAGACTTGGATAAGACATGCAAGTTAACACCGAAAGTAATTTCAATGGCAAAAACAGTGTTGAAGAGAAGAAGTGTACCAACAATTAACGGCTCATACATTGCAATCATTCATCCTGACATTGAACATGATGTTACTACAAATGATGATTTCATTGATGTGGTTAAGTATAACAATCAGGAAAAAATCTTTGAGGGTGAAATCGGTAAGTTATATGGAGTAAGATTTGTGTCAACGCCAAATGCTAAAATCTGGAATAATTCATCAGCCAGTCAGGGAGCAACACCTGCAGGACTAGCAGTTTATGGATGCCTGTTCTTTGGAGAGGATGCGTATGGCGTAGTTCAGCTTGAAGGTGGCAACATGGAGATGATTGTTAAGCAGTTAGGCTCAGGTGGAACAGAAGACCCATTGAACCAGAGAGCAACAGTAGGTTGGAAGGTAACTGACTATGCAACAAAGATTCTTGATGAAACAAGAATTGTAAGAGTTGAATGTTGTTCAGAAGACTTTAGCCCGATTGCAGAAGCAAACTAGGAGGATTTAAAAATGGCAGAACCAACAAATAAAGAGCTTGCTAACGAGAATGCCGAACTTAAGGCAGAGTTAGAAGCACAGAAAAAGAAATTAGCAGAACAGGAAGCACAGATTGCAGCAGCAAAGGAACGTGAGGCACAGGCAGAAAAAGAAGCAAAAGCACTTCTTGCCGGAAAGGGAGTACCCGCAAATCCTGACGCAGAAAAGAAAGTCAAGTTCACATTCCCTACTATCAGAGGGAAAAATGCTGATAAGGACATCATCATATCAGTAAACGGACGTGACTATCAGATTCAGCGTGGAGTTGAGGTAAGTGTACCGAAGTTCTTGGTTGAAGCATATTACTGTAGCGAAGGAGCAAAAGACGAAGCGGATAACTACATAGAGGAAG